CACACTAACCGGAAAAACAAAACTATCCCGTGATGAGCAAACCGAATTAAAAAAAATAATTAAAGAAATCGGAACAACCATTCCTGATTGTGTCACTCAATTTGATAAATTAGGAAATGCAATTTCGATCAGTGGAGATAAAGCCCGTAAATTTGTTGCTGATCAGGTTCTTTTACTTAAATATACCAAAAAGGATGCGATTGAAAGTACAGAAAATACTATCAAACAATTAGAAGCCGAAAAGAAAGTTCAAGAATCCAGATCGGCATATACCAGAAGTATATATGAAAAAGCTTCTAAAGAAGAGGGTGAACAAGGTGCAAAATCTAGGGAGAAACTAAGAAAATTTAATGCTGAAAGTTTAAAGGAAGAAAAAGCTATAGACGATTTAATTGCGGGTGCAAAAATGGACCTGTCAAATATGAATGGGAATACTTTGAAAAAAGAATTAGCCGAACGTGAAAAAGCAAATAAAGAAACGGGTGCAATTATTACAAATGAACAGAAAACCACTCAAAAAGCCACAAAAGAAACCTTCGACTTCAAACTAAAATTACTCGAAGCAACTACTCAGGCAATTGCTGAATCCGAAAATCGGGAAATAGAAGTCGTACGCACTTCCCAACAGAAAAAAGTTGACGAACTCGATAAAGCATACGATAAAGGGTTGGTAAGTCTCGAACAATATAACCAGCTTAAAAAAGCCTATCAGGAATCATCCGATCGCGAAGTACTGGATATCCAGATTAAGTACAATGAAAAACGGATAAAAGAAGCTGTAGAAGCCACCAATAAATTAATCAAAGGGCAGGTCGATTCATTCGATAAATATCTTACCGATACCGATAAGGATATCGATATCATGTATCAGACTAATCTGAAAAATGCTGATTACGAATTTGCCCTCAAACAAATACAAAATAAAAATTCATTAAAAGAAGAAAAGGCCTATAACCTCGCTAAACGTCAGGATGCTGTCAACAAAGCAAAAGGAGGTAAAGAAGAAATAGCGAAGATAAACGCGTATTATGATGCAGTAGATAAAAAAGCAGATGATGATTCTCTGAAAGGTAAAATAGCCAATGTATTAAAATATGCTGATGCTGCTAATAATGTACTATCCGGTGCTTCAAATTTTGCATCAGCATTAGGCGCTCGTGAACTTGCCAATTGGGCGAAAATAAACAAAGGAAAAGCAAATTTCGACGCAGAATATGCAGCCAAAAAAGCAAAGATAGATCACGATACAGCCGTACGGGCGAAAGCTTTAAATTTAGTAAGTGCCATTATAAATACAGCAAGAGCGGTCGCTGAAGCACTTCCTAATATCCCGTTGTCAATTTTAGCAGGTGTTGCAGGAGCTTTAGAAATTGCAACCATTGCAGCAACCCCCGTTCCGGATGCAAATGTTGATTCAACGTCAACAGATAATACACCGGTAGATGCTCCAGCTCCAACTCCCACCGGTTCTGTTCAGGTCAATGGGTATGCCGATGGTGGGTACACCGGTGATGGAGGTAAATACGAAGTTGCCGGATACACTGCAAACGGTCAGCCATTTCATAAGGGCGAATACTTCGTTGCACAGGATGAAATGCGTAATCCGGAAACCGTTCCGCTGGTACGCAAGCTCGAAGCGATCAGACGTAGACGTACATCCAGTAATCCGCTTCCCGATAGTGGGTATGCTGATGGTGGATATAACGATTCACCGGCCGGGAACAATGCATCATTAACCAGACTAGTAAATAATATGATTGAAAGGTTTGAAAAAATGCAAGAAAAGCCACTAAAAGCTGAAGTAAATTACCATGAATTCAAGCATGTTGAAACAGTCGTAGATGATTCATACAAACTCGGTCAACGTTAATCACTAATCACTAAACACTGATTACTAATGAAAGTTATAGATAAACTCACTTCCCGCCTGTTCGACCTGCCTTCCGGTTTCAAGATAAGTTTCGACAAGTCGAATCCGTTCCTTACCGCCCAGGGCACCATCTCTTTGCCGATCGTTTTCCCGTACACCGATACCAACGTCGGGATCCTCGATAACCCGATCAGGTACGATCGTGCCGAAAAGCTAACCATCAAGCGCAAGGTAATCATTCAGGCAGGACTCTACCAACGCGAAGCCACCCTCGCATTCACCGGAGGCAAACGACCAACTTCATTTTCGGCAGGATATCTGAACGGTACCTTTTTGCTCGACGAAGCGGTATTCTACAATCAAATGAAAGATGTCACCATGCAGTCGGTATTTTCAACGATCGTCCGTGATCATTTCACCGGTACGCACACTGAGAAAATTGCAGCATGGGTTGATTACCTGGAGACGGTAATGACAGGAGAAGTGAGCGACGATTTTAATATCTTCCCGGTAGCTTACGAAGTAGATACTGCCGGTACCGGTACGCCGTTGGTATATCACCATGGATTTCTAAATCACGTTACCCAGCATCATATTGGTGTATCCGGTACCGGAGTTGAATATTACCATTTATCCGGAAGATATGCACGGACCTACCTGATTGATGAAGCTAATGTTGATATACCGGTTGGTTATGAAATTACGCCGTTTCTCAAAAAGAGTTATATATTAGGAACCTTATTTTCAAAATTCGGATATGTTTTAAATCCTGATTACATGACCAAGTATCCCGAACTGGCCAAAGCAGTGGAATTAAATAATACTGCCGATTCGTTGATGTTAGGATTTATCGATTACGGTCAGCTGGTACCTAGCAAAACGATAACCGAATATCTGAACAGTATCCGGTATTCGTACGGGTGTGAATTCTTTCTGGCCGAAAATGGTATCGACGTTAACCTGGTATTCTGGAATGATGTATTGACCAATGATGTGGATATCGATTTAAGCAAATTAATAATGGATGCACCGGTCGTTAATTATGAAAGTGCAAAAACAGTACAGCTAACGCAAAGCTATACAAACAAACTCGACGCTGTAAAATCGTTGAGTTATAAACAGCTTATCACGTCATTCGATAATATACCGCTGATCTATTATACCGTATTACCCGACTATCAGGCCGATCCACAATCGTTTGTCGAATCGATTGCATTTTCACAGAAGACTCTTCATTTTTATCACGTATGGAATCAACGGGCTGCAGATAATGAATTCGATCCTGTTGTTTCGGATATGGGACAAAACCTGTACGATTGTTATGCTGATGATAATGTAACCGCCATGCCGTTTGCCAATACGGCTGAAGCGGTTCCGATGGTTCAGGTAGGAATGGGAGAAACAAAGGATCTCGTACCGATATGGGACTACGTAGACGGTCAGGTACCATATTCAATACCGTATGTCGGTCCGGTTCGTACTCCAAATACTTCGATTATTATAAATGCGAAATCAATCTCGAATACTCAGGTTGAATGCCCGATTATGAGTTGTTTTCATTACGGCCGCATGCTGTCGACCAATCAGCGTTTATTCTGGGGAACCACGCACCGGTACGACGATTCCGGAACTCCCTGGGGAAACCTGAATCTGGTATATAACGGACCAAACGGATTATTCGAAAAATTCTGGAAAAAATTCGACGATGTACTTCGCAATAGTTGGCAGCCGATGATCTTCCCGGTAAACCTATCCATTTATCAAGGGCTTCACTGGGATCCCTCAAAACAAAAAATGTTGAACGGCCAGCCCCTGGTATGCGAAGTGTTGAAATATGAACTCAGCGATGCCGGGGTAAACGTCACCGAAGCCGATTTCCGCACAACGAAACTGTACACCGATCCCGGTTAATCACGAATTACTAATCGTTAATCACTATCAGATTTGTCCTTTAATTGAGAACTTCAAAATATTACTTTTGAAATATCGATTAAAGGACATTTTTAATCTGTGTTAATCAGTGTAATCTGTGGATAATATTTTCTTGTAATTTCTTACATTAAAAATAATCTGTGTTAATCAGTGTAATCTGTGGACAATATTTTCTTAATTGTATTTAATCATATTAAAAATTAATTCAGTGGAAATTCTTAAATCACCGGCACCATTCTCTTTCGTCAAAAACCCGATCGTCTTTGAATTCACCACGGATTCAGACGTGATGCGTGTGTTTACGATTGCCTTCGCCGGTGAATCATTTTTGATATCGGTTTATCCCTCCAAAACGGATGCCGTCACCTGGAAACTTTCATTCGACATTTCCGACCTGCTCGCGAACCTTGTCCGGTTAACTTACGATGCTACCCTGATCAGTCAGGTAAATTTAGCAGGCTTCGTTCAATCCTACACAGTCACCGAACCGGTCAGTGCTTATTCGTTCACCGGCAAGATTATTCCCGGAGGACTCAGCCTCGAATTTCAAAAGTTCATGATTCACCAGGATACGAACGCGTTCGATTACCGGTTCATGAATCCGATGTCCAACTGGTTACTCACCACCCGTACCGATGCCAACGTGATCAAAATGACGCGCCGCGAACTGGCCTGCATGTTCTTCCTGACACCAAACAATCAACAGATATCAGTCGCTACCAATAATGGCGACGTGCTAAATATAAGTACCGGTACCGCGGGTATTCCGTGCATGGTCAATCTTCCGGTATGGTTAGCGTCATTGTCCCCTGAGTCGCAATTATCCACCTCTGTTTTCTTTCAGGTTGCTGGACTCAATGTCATTCAAATCAACATTACCGATCGTTTCTCTGAGGAAAGCTATTTAGTAAAATTCCGGAATTCCCTGGGTGTGTACGAATTTATCGAAGTATCCGGCAAAGCACAACGCGCCCCCGAATCCGGAGAATCATCCGCGTACAACATGTTCGATACCGACCTGCAGGAATTCAGCAAGGCCCGGCAACGCGTCAATACTTCCAACGTCCTAAATGTCGACAGTGGATTTAAATCGATGGATGATCTTTATTTCTTAGGTGACATGCTCGCAGCTTCGTCCATGTGGTTTATCGATAGGCTCAAAAAGTTTAAATGTCTGGTAACGTCCTCAAACTACACGCATGCCCTCAGGCAGACGACACCCGAAAGCGTATCACTGAAAATAGAACCGGTAACAACGGAACAATATTACACCCCAATGACCGACATTAATACCATTTACACGTTACTCGCTACCGAGGATGACGAATTTATAATTACTGAAGATAACTTTATGATAGGCGTATAATTATGGCAAACTTTATAACTAAAAAATTCAAATCGGGCTTCGCGCAATTCGTTGGCACCCTCACCGGATCCGAATCTATTCTTATCAAAAAAGATGGTACTTCGTCGCCGTTCTGGATAACCCTGACAAATCTTCTGGCCGGATATGCCACGGATCAAAATATAAGCGATCTTGATACCCGTATATCCACAAATGAAACAGATATTCAAACTGAAGCACAAAATATTATTAACGAAGCATCTTCCAGATTACAGGCAGATGCTTCGCTTAGTTCTCAAATAGCCACTAAAGTAATCCGTCAGCCTCTTGTCTCCATAACCGGTACCATACAAGCTACAGCAGGCGGTCAATACGCATACGATCCTGCTACTAAGAAAATAAATGTGTCAGGATCTAACCTAATGTGGGGAATTCAGACTACTCCATCAAACGGGGTAATATATACCTTTAACGGCACGAACTACGTTTGGAACTCTTCTGAACTGATAGAAATAGGCACAGGAGGTGGAGGTACAGGAATAAAAACCATTGCAGCCGACGACCTGACTTTTTTTGATACGTTTTTGAATTCTGGATTCTACGAAAATACTGGAGGTTTGGGTGGTACTTATACAGGATTATTTACATCTCCTTTCGTTAAGCAACGCATAGACACTATCGATAAAATTTACATAAGAACTGTAGATGTAAGTGTACCGGGAGCACCTAAACCTAATTTTACAATTTATGGATCTACCACTCCCGCTCCTGTAGTTGTAGAGGCATCGGAACTAAAATTGATTTTAGGACATTTATCCTATACGATTAAGGCTGATGACCCGGATAACTGGAAAATCAGTGCTGATACAGACGGTGGAAGTATAATCTTTCCATCATTGGGAGGAGTAACAAAGTCAATTACATTCATTGTTCCTGCTACCTCTTATCCTATACTTTTTAACGGAGTATCCATTGCCGCAGGGAATACAGTCTTTGCGATTTATACGCTGAACGCGTGGACTATTGATTCTACAATCGTTGAAATACCCGTTATCCCGAACTATTCGGACATATCAGTACAAAAGAAAATAGACGCCGATGCATATTTATCAGCTCGTGCTGACGGGACGTTTATGTGTCTTGTTCCATCTGTGGTGGATAGCGCGCAGAATGATAAGATATTTCTTTCTTCTCAGGACGAAAAGTCTCAAATTGGTATTTATCAGGTAATTATTAAGCGAAGCAACTACGTTCTTTTAAAATTAATCGTAAGCGGAACGTCTCTGAATACTATCCGTGTTTCAGGTGTCGGAACGTTTGAAAATAAATATGATGGGTTTGATTTGGCGACAATAGCGTTTGAGAAGATAGTAACACCCCCAAATTTATCAGCTTACGAGACAATCGCGTCAAATAATGCAAAGCTGGGTTACAAAGCAGATAAAGCGGGAAGAGAAGTATTTTCTTATGCCCTATCCGACCAAATAAGCGCGATTACGACAGGCATGAAGATAACTGATACGATTGATTCAAACTTTCAGTTAACTGACATTCTGGTTAGTTTAATGGAAGCTGCTACCGGAGGAATATTCACGGTAAATATTAAGAAAAATACGGTTACAATTTTCACGACAAAAATAACGATTGATGCTACGGAAACTTCTAATCTGACGGCTGCTATACCATTCGTATTCTCCTCAACTCCGATGTTATTCAGTATTGGCGATCGGCTAGAAATTAGTATTGATGCCGTGGGTGGAGTGCTAACAGGTAAAGGCGCAACTATTAAAGGAAAAGGAATAAAATAATTATAAAATACATAAAATGGAAACTACACTACCAGGCAGAACAATACAGTGGAATGCCGACCACACTTCTTTCGAAACATTAAATTATAATCCTTGCCCCGTTATGTTAGGCGATCCATTACAGGATATGGGTGAAGGGATTGAATGGTATGCCGATTATATACCTACTCCAGCAGTGGACTTAGATCAGCGTGTATGGATACGTATAGACATACAAGGTCCTACCGACATTACGCATCCTGAATATCCGATGTATAAAACTTTTCAAACTACTTACGAAAAGGAAAAACGTGAACTTTCTTTAATTATTAAATCAATTGAGCAGGAAGAGCAAAATGCCAATGCAGCATTACTTAAGGAATGCGAAGAAAGTAAGACATTATTTTTTATGGCTGCATATACCCGTGATATCGCTTTAGGAGTAGAACCATCTGACGAGGCAAAACACGCAGAGGTACGACACGCCGATGTCACTTTGAAAATGAATAAAAATGCAGCTAGACGGGAATATCTTATTGAGCAATTCACAGCAGGTATCGTACTGGATATTTCATCGGGATTTGAACGTGATAACTTAGCTGTAGGGAATTCTCCTTTTCAAAATTAAACCATGGGCTACGTAAATGATCCTAGAAAAAATATTCATTCTATTTATACAAAAGAGATGATTAATCCATTTATATTTAGTAAACCGGCTCCCGCTATATTGAAAGATAGCAATACAGTCTGTTGGTGGGATTTCACAGATGTTTCAAAAGTTGTAAAAGATGCAAATAACTTTGTTTCATCGGTTCAGGACATTAGCGGGCTAGGTAATACTTTAAATCAGACGATACAGTCATTAAAACCAATATGGGATGCTGAAGGAATTTTGTTTGATGGAATAGATGATTCTTTGAAAGTTATTTTAAATATTCCTCAGCCTTATTCTATTTATATTCGACTAAAGAATTATAAATTCTATAATTATAATGCTGGAATATTAGCAACTGACTCAATGTCATGGTATTATTTTCCGAATGATCAAGATAGGGCTTATCAATTCGCTGGGTCAGCTAACGGGGCAAATGTACTATTTGGATTGAATACTTTTAACGCGGGGGCAATGATTTATGATGGAGCTAATTCTGAATCGATGGGTTTATCTCCGTTTCAACCAGTATCAAATACTGGAACTGCCGGAATAAATGGTACACTGGTGATTGGAAATGCCCCAGCTGGTTCAAATGCAACTAATATTAAAATTTCGCATTTGATCATTCGTAAAATACACGATACAAAACAAAATCAAACGGATATATATAATTATCTAAATGGATTAAAGTAGAGGACTTGTGAATATTGGAGTGCCTTTACAAACATAATTGATGATTTATAAAATAAATTGACTGTAAAATAAAAATGTCATGAATATACCATTACCATTAATTGTGTCAATTCTCGGATTTGTATTTTTTTTTGAAAATTATGTGGGTGGAGTCAAAGAGGGTGAAATTGCAACTTATTCAGACGAAACAGGAGAAAGCATTAAGGGATCAGGAATTTGTAACACTTGCTAATGATACTGCGAATTACTATTATAAGATTCCTGTACTTAAATTTATGCGTGTCGAATTGAATGCTCATTTTAATGTCGATTACGATCAATAACCATGATAAGAATAAATACAATAGGAATTTCTTTAGATACTGGAATTATACCTCCCGTAAGTCGTGTAAGGAGTAAAATTTACTCTATAGGACTGAACTTGGAATATGGAGTGATACCTCCTAAAAATTATTACAGAACTAAAATTTCAAGTATAGGAATCAGTTTAGAATCAGTTGAGGATAGTGAATTTAATTATCAAATAATGTAAAATAGAACATGATACAATTTATCAAAAATGTATTCTCGTCAGACAAGTCCGAAAGTGCCAAAAGATTTTTCGGTGCAATTGGGTTTATTTGTGCGATTGTATTTATTGCCATTTGGGCACATAATTTAATTGATGAATTGCTTTACGTTTCAGCGGCTCTTATTGGCTTAGGTGTTTTGGATAGATGGATTAAAAAATAGAATTAAA